TCCAGGGGGCAGCCGTAGTGGCTGCTGGGGATCGCCTCGAAGTAGTCGTTCTTGAAGGTCTGCTTCATGGCCTCCCTGGCTTCGTCCAACAGGGTGTAGGCTCGTTCGACCTTCTCGATGCTTTCCTTGTGTACCCGTGCGAGTGTTTCCAGTGTGTCGCGTTCTGCGAGGTCAGTTGTCATACGTGCTTCCTCCTGCCCATGATAAGCCGTCAGCACAGAATGACGTTACGGCTTGGCCCGGAATTCTGCTGCTGAATATTCTGCTCTGGTTTGTTGGAGTGTGGTGAGTGCCTGGTCGCGCTTCTCTGCGGTTTCGTACCGCTTCCAGGTGCGCCAGTCGAACATGGTGCCCCAGCGCCATTCGATGGCGTAGGGCTTCTTGGTGGGCCGCTTCTTTCGGTGTTTGGTGGTCTCTATGTCGGTGTGCATTGTGCCATCCCTTTGCTTGCTGCTACGTCATTGGCGTTCTGGCCAGGGGCGACCTTGACCATGATGCCGCATTGATCGCAGCGGTAGTACGGCGTTCCTTCCTGTGGCCGCCAGACGTGGCCCTTTGGCTTATTCTTCTCGGCTGCCTCGGCAAAGTCTTTGAACGCGGCCTCACCGCGGCGACGGACGTAATTGAGGAACTGAGTGGTCGCGTCCACCTCGTCGTCGTGCGACCCGTTGGGGAAGGTGGCAAATTCGTCGATAAAGTCCTGCAGCCATGTTGCGTCTTCTGGCAGGTAGCAGTTGCCGGCCTCGACCGACGGGGTCACGGCGTGCGCCCGGGTGACTTTATCGCTATCCACCGGTATGGCGAGGACGGGCAGGGTGGTATTGGTCTTCAGTTCTTGTATCAGGCTCTGTCCGCTGGCCTTGTCTTCGATCAGGATCGCCCGTGGGTGCCACTTGTTCGCTAGGCTGACAACGGTCCGCTTGAGGGTGGGGAACTCGACCTTCTCTTTCCAGCGGTCCAGCAGGTAGAACCCGCTGTCCGTTACTCCCCATGTGTGGCAGACGCTGTAATCGTTCTCTGCTCCTTTTTTGAAGGCGGTATCCCATGACTGGATGATCCACTTGAGCTTCGGAGCCTCTTTGTAATACTGCCACCACTCCCGCTTGAAGATTTCACCCTCGCTGGCAGCTGGCCTTTGTTGATACAGCGCCTCCCAATCTCTGCTGCCGATTGTACGCTTTATGTTTTCAAGTACGTCGAGAGGATATTGCTCTGGCCATAGAGGTGTTCCGCTCTCATCAATGGCCGGCAGTTTCAATATTTCCCACGCTTCGTGAGAGTGTTCCTTTTCTACCCATCCTATTAGGTCGTCTTCATGCCACCTGGTCTGGATAATAATCACGGCGCCGCCTGGCATGAGGCGGGTGTATGCTACCGACGTATACCAGTCCTTCAATCCTTGCCGCATCACTTCCGATTCCGCTTCTTTTCGCCCCTTGAGCGGGTCGTCGATAAGCAGGAGGTGGCTACCGCGGCCCGTAGCTGATGCTCCGACACCTACTGCGTAATAGACGCCTTTGACTGTCGTGTTGAATTTGTTCTTTGCCTTGCTGTCTTCCACCATCCGGCAGTCGGGGAAAGCCATCTGATGCAGCGGGTCCAGCATCTGGTTGCGGACCTTTCGGCCGAAATCGTTTGCCAAGTCTTGGCTGTAGGTGGCGGTGATGATGTACTTGTCTGGGTTCCTACCTAGATACCAAGCGGGGAAAAATTCGGATGCCAGTTGCGACTTGCCGTGCCGTGGCGGCATGGAGATCATGAGTCGCTTGCACTCGCCACGCTCTACTCGCTCCAGTGCTGAAGCGATAAGCTTGATATGCTTGCTGACCTTGTAATCCGGAAACATGAGCCGCGCATATCGCAGTAGGTTGTGGTGCGCCGCCGACAGGGCTATTTGTTCTTGACTATAGTTCACCGAGTATCTTTTCCAGATGATCTTTCGGGATTATCTCGTGGCTGTGTTTGTTGTCGGTGAATTCTCGTTTTGCCCACCGCTGCGGGAATCGTCTCTCTAGCCGCCAAGCTTCAGCCTGCCAGTTTGTCTTCCCTGCTTCGGATATTCTGGACAGCGGGATTACTTCTGATTCTGCCAAAGCTTTTTTTATCGAGTCCGAAAACTTAATAAGTTCAGGGCTTTTGCCGCGTTCGCCGTCTCTCAGCCATGCGAACAGAGTGTCTTTGCTGATGCCTGCGAACGCCGCCGCTGTTTCCATATAGTTACCACCCCTGATGGCTGCCACGATCTTTGTTTCGATCTCATCTGTCAGCTTCGTGGGTCGTCCGCCTTTGTTCTTTTTGTCGTATTCTGCCAAAATTTGCTTTTCTGGCGATTTTGGTTTTCTGGTCTTTTTCACGGTTTTCGCCATACTTGCCCGAGGCATCTGCGCGGTTTTTGTTTCCGTGACGATGGTCTTGCTTTTGCTTGGCGCCTTGTCCTGCTTCCTGGTTGCCATTGGTTTACTCCTTCACAAGGGCTTCGTACTCTCTGGTTATCCGCATGGTGGTCTTGCCGTCTTCTCCGGTGGTGCTCTCTAGTTTGACCGGGCCGAGCTTTAGCAGTGGTCTTCCGTTGAGAATGAACCGCTCTGTTCCGTCGATGTGCACCTCGAAGTACCCTGCGTGGACGGCCAGACTTGACAGGGCTGTTCCAATCGATGCCTCGAGTGCACTCTTCAGGATTTGCTCTCGTGCCCATGTCAGTTCGTTGATGATCGTCCTGGTTGTGACCTTCTCTGTGTTCATCGCGTTGCCTCCCTTGCCATGAATTCCTTGTAGGGCGTGTATCCCCAATCAATAGTGATGGCTGGTGGCATGCTCTCGCTTGTGGTGATAACGAGCACGGGGAGGTGCCATGCTTGCCGTTCTTTGCGCGTGAGGATGTAGGTCAGAATGTCTTGCCTTAGCTGTGGCAGTGGCAGGCATAGCATGAAGTATTTTCTTCCTCCTGCGTTCCCTGTTGCCACCCATGCCCTTGGCAGTTCTTGTCCTGTTGCGACATCCTGCTTCACGAATAGTTTCATTATCTGCCCCTGTCCACGTATCCGATTTTTGCGAGTTGTCTCCGGTCGTGCCGGTTGGCCGGGTCTATCCAGTAGAACACCACCATAGTGTTGAGCAGGAATCCCGTGATTACGCTTGGCATACGCTACGCTCCGGTTAAATGAATAGCATGCCAAGTCTTTGTGCATGCTCGTATGGGTCTCTTGCTCCTTTGCTTATATTACATCTGCTGTGCAGGAGTTGACAATTGCTATCCACGTTGGGTCCGCCTTTTGCTAGTGGCATGATGTGGTCTATGTGATAGTCTTCTCCGAGCGGTTTCCCACATGCCCTGCATTTACCTTTCTGCAGTTGCATGAGGCGAGTTACCAAGTCTTTGGACAGCGCGCCTCCTGCACTTCTTTCTCTAGCCCTTCTTTTGCTGCTGTATAACCTGCTTTTGCCTGTACGCTTGCCCCAAGCTTTCTGGCGTTCTCTAATGTACTCCTTGTTTTCTTCTGTGTATTGCTTTAGCCGTTCAAGTATCTTGTCTTTGTTTTGTGCATAATATTCCTTCATTTTTTGCTTGTAAAACTCTCTATTAGCGTCTCGCCAGATGCGAGATCGCTCTTTTACGGTGCCATTTGCCACATACTTCGCTTGATATTTTTTGTGCTTTTCTTGAAGTAGCTCTTTGTTCTCTGCTCGGTATTTTTTACCGTATTTTGCTGTTGTGATTGCTATTTGTTTCTTTTTTTCTTCCCGATACCGACACATGTATTCTGCGCGTTTTTTCTGTTTGTGTCTTGGTGTTTCATCCTTGGGTGGTTTTGGCTTCGGCACGTAATTCTTTACGTGGTCGGCGTGTTTCTTAGCAGCGATCTTTTCCTTGTTTTTCTCTCGGTACTTTCTGCCCTGTTCTGCTATTTTTTCTTTATTCGCCAATTTGTATGCTTTTTGGTATTGCTTTTCTTGCTCTTTTTTCTCTTCTGGAGTCATTGTTCTCTCCTTGTGCTATATACGCTACAATTACCACACAAGGACAACAATTTCAATTACTTGCCTGTCTTTTCGCGTTCTTTTTTTACCTTACTGAACGGCACCAGCTTGCCATCTGGCAGCATCAACTGTGGTTCTTCGCCACAAAATTCTTGATACCTTATCAGTGATGCCTGCAGATAATTTGGAGACATCTCCATGCCTCGACCTTTTCGTCCTGTTTTTCTGCATGCGATAGTATTTGTGCCGCTACCGTTAAACAAGTCTATCACCACATCACCCGGTCGGCTGTTTGCGTAGATGCTTCTTTCGAACAACCTTACGGGCTTCATCGTAGGATGGATCGTATTTTTGCTTGGCTTGTCTTCATTCCATACTGTGACCGGTCCTGCCAGTGCTTCCTTTGCTTTTTTTGCCCATGCCAAGACTTCTTTTGCAGACATTTTTGATAAATCAATATCGTCATTTATTACCGTTGTCCGCGTGAAATCGCCATCGTACCAATGTGCAGAACCTGCTTTCCATCCATACAGTGCGCTCTCATGCATCGGATTATAGTCGTTTCGTGAAAGTGTCGCGCTGCTTTTCACCCATATGATTGTCTGCTTATTCATAAGAGTTTTGATTTCTTTTAGTGCATTTCTGAATGTTTCGCCCACATCCCCACCATCAGCATGCCATATATAAAACGCGGCTCCGGGTTTAAGCGCATAGTCCATCATTGAATAGACTGAGAGCAGGAATTTTTTAAATTCTGCGTCGCTCATGTCGTCATTGGCGATTTTACCGGCCTTGCTTTCATACGCGATATTATAAGGGGGGTCCATACAACATAGGTCAGCCTTTTCTCCCATCATGAGCCGGTCGATGTCTGCTATGCTCGTTGAATCCCCGCAGAGTATCCGGCTTTCGCCACACACCCACAGGTCGCCCAGCTTTACGAATGGGTCTGGCACCGGTTCCACTTCGACGTCTTCTTCGCCCAGGTTGTCGTTTCTGCCGTCGTCCAGCAGTGCTTTCAGTTCGGCATCGTCGAAGCCGGTCAGGTCCATGTTGTAGCCTTGGTCGTTCAGTTCCTGCAGGAGTTGTGCGAGCAGGTCGTCGTCGAACATGCCGCCCATTTTGTTCGCGGCAATGTTGGCGGCCTTCTCT